TATCATGGTGCTAACGCCATCGGTTTTAACTTCTTTATCTTTTATTTTAGCTCCGGATAAATAAAATATTTTCCAGCCATTATTTTCCAAATTTACACAAGTCTGATAATTTAAATAATCTATAAAATATCCAACATTTTCTTCTGGATAATATACATAAAACGTCTTACTGTTATTATTAATCCGATCACGTTGTGTACCGACTAGACTAATAGACACATGAACATTTTTATTATTCAATTTCGTTAACCAGGTTTTAAAATATGAACCATGAGTTTCTGAAGTGTAAGCTGTTCCTTCTCCATTTAATTCTAAGGTATATTGTAATGCATGTATCATTTCATGTAAAAGAGTATCTCTTACATCATAAAATGATGCATGCCTATAAATTGGATCAAGGATTATTCTTATTTTACCATCTTTTAGCCAACAAAATGCAGTATAATCTTCTTTAGTTTTGCTTCTATCATATAGAACCGTCGTATTAGGGTCAATTCTGTTATTAAAATATTTTTCATTATAATATTTAAACATAGTATTTAAATCTCGTTTTTCAAAATATCTTTTTTTTAACACAAAAATAACCTCATTTTATATATTATTTATAATTCTTTTCTACTATAAAAATTAACTGTATTTATCAGTCGACTAGGTCATATAATCTATGTCATAAAAATACTACACCTCAACGAACTAACAACAATCTTACGTCAACCTCTAGCTATTGGATTCAATTATCGAATTTAATAAATCATAATGTCGTTCATACACATGAGCGCTGTTAATGTTATATGCTATTTCACCAGACATAACATTTACGCCTCGATTATGTAAATCTTTTAATAATTTATTATAGACGTGGCAATGCCAGGCAAAATCATTAAAAAATCCAAAGATAATATCCATAGAACGCTGGTTAACTACATAAATTAGTTTATTATTTCTGATCATAACTTGAACTGCTATTGTACATATGGCATCAGACATTCCATTTCTATTTTTGTCTTCATGCATGCTAGGTCTCGTGTAGTACATTAAAGCATTTCTTGTAAACTGATCTTTTACTAATTCATTTATACAATTGTCATATTGACTATAGTTTTTTTCGGAAAAAATGCACCATCCATAATTCGAGTTGACTTCTTTCTTTTCATCTTTTGTACAAATATTATTCCAAATAGTTATATCATCTACGTAATTTATGATACTTAGACTTTGACTATTATACCATTTTAATTCTTTATCAACATATTTTTGATTAGTCTTCTTACAACCGAAATCTAAAACGGAATTATCTGGACACAAATGTAATGTTACAGAAATCAACTCAGTAGTTCCATTTCCTACACAGTCTTTATTTTTAACTTTATTATATAGAGGAATAAAAATTTTATTTAAAACTTCTTTTTCATTTACCATATCAATTATACCAAGAGTTCAATTTGTTATACATTTTAGAAATGGATTCAATTATGAGCTTATTGTTTACTTCATTTAAACAAATTTCTAAAATACGTTTGTTATGTTTTTTGTCATAAATAGAAAGATAACGGTTTCCGCCATCCGGATAAACATAATATCCAAAATGATCTCCGAATAAACTGATAATATCTTCATAAATATCGTCAATATCATTTAACAAATCATAATTGACAACCCTGAATTGTATTTTTTAAATATTAAAAAAATTATTTACGTCATTCGTCATCGCAAATATACTCCACTTTACAATTTAAATTGGCTTTTTTTAGTAAATTATATTCCTTCATCGATATATCACCTTTAGAAAGCATCACATCTAGACAATTTTTCAAAGCTATATATTTGCCTATTTTTTTATTAAAATTATCTCTATAATTGCATTCTGCGCATCCTACACCACCAGATAGAAACTCGTTAACCTTATAAATTTTTACATACGTGGTTCTGTTTCTCCATTTGGTTGTGATGTATCTACCATATTTATCTTTTGATTCTTTAACAATCCAATCAGTATAACCGTATCTAATTTTTAAAATAAAACTTGAATTTGGGTCTCGGTTTAAAATAATTTTCATATTATCCTTTTTCTATTTTTAGTGTTTAATTTTATATTGCATTTATTAATTAAAGATCAACTAACCAATATTTTTCATATAAATACTTATTATATAAAAGATTTGATTGTCTAAAATATTCAGCAATTTCTTCATTTTTCCAAATTTCATCCTGATTGTACATTCTGTGGCGGTCCTCAGATAAATAGTATTTAAAATTATTAATAAACCAACTTTTACGTTTAGGACCAATTTTAAAACGTTTAATAGCAAAATTGGTATCAAAAAAATTATCTTTAATTAACTTATCTAAATTACCCATATCATTTTTATCTCCTATTTACGGCAATTCTTGTATTATCATAGATTCTGTTTCATTTATAACAGTATTCATGAATTTCAAATATTCATCTAAAAAATATAAACTTTCGGAATCGTCAACATATAATATCAGACTGTCGTATAAGTTAGTAATGTGTGTCCGTAGTCCATCAATTTCTTCCAAAATTGTCGTATAATATTGCGACAAAGCCGCCGCTTGATCATTTTCGTTAATAATTAAACTAGATTCTATTACAAATAATGACATAAACAAACTAACAAAAATGTTATCATTTTTTAATATCGTCCGGCATTCCTCACCATCCGTATTCTTAATATAAAATAATGACATAGTGTTGACACCAATGGACATAAGCCTGGTTGATATTTTTTGAGAAATATTATTGCTATTCATTAACTAAAAACCTTTATATTGTTTTTTATTAATTAAATATAATAATTTAAAATCAATAAAATAATAAAAAAAATAATATTAATATAATTGAAATTGAAATTGAAATTGAATATAATAGCTATGTCAAAAACATAACATTTTTAACCATTAAATCAAATGAAAAAGTCCACTTTATAATAACAAAGCTTCCCAAATTTCTTCTTCTGACCCAAAGAACACAGTCTGTTCAGGAGTAATATCTTGTTTCAATTTATCAATATTAACCTTGGTATTTTCCAAATCTATCTGTGGTTGCATGGTACCATAACAAGCCCAATATAATCCTGATACAAGGTCATCGTGAACTCCTTTTGCACCTCTGAAAATATTAGGAGCTACTTCTTCATATCTAGATAATTGTTTAATTGTATCTGAATCTCTTATTAGTAATATATTTTTTTCTACTTGACGTTTTAATTCTATACAAGCGTCAAGTTTAGATGTTTTTGTTGCTCTAGTACCAATTTTTCCATTATTATCAGTGTTCAATATGTTGCCACAACCGTGTTCAAACCATATTTTATCTGCTACAGTTTTACCGATTTCGTTATTTTCAACAATCATCATTCCATCATTGTACCACTTAGATATTTCCACACAAGTTTCAGCAAAGGTTTCAGCATCTATCATATTATCCGCGAAAACTGCTACTTGCTCAAATCGATCTTTACTTACTATTTTTAAAACTTGTATGACAGCATCATCTTTTCCTGTGCCGGTAGCCGAATCCACGCCCAAAACGTACATTGCGTCTTTTTCAGGTAATTCCCATATTTTGAGTTTATAACCATATTTAAATTCTAAAGGCTCAACTGGAATCATCTTTTCTAAAAAATCTGGATTGATTAATGTAGAAATAGAACCTAGAAAATGACAATTTTTGTTTATTAATCCATCAGAAGTAGCATATATATTATCAGATTCTATTTCTAATGGGGTATATACTATTGAATTATACTTATGTGGTTTGATTGATTCAACAACGAAATTAGATATATCATCCAATATATCATCCAATATATCACCTTTACGTAAATCTTTGGCTGCTACTTCTTGATTATTTATATAAAAAATATGATCTATCGATGATATTTTTTTAATTCCGTTGGTAAAAGTTATTTCGACAGTATCTTTTTCCGTTTTTCTAAAACCATCAAAATTATAATATTTGCCATCTTTACCTTGTAACTTTAATTTTATTTGTTTATTTAAAACTATACATTCCATAATATATTTATAAAAAGCTATAATAAAAATCCTCTGCTTTAACACATCGACGTAATCGATAACAAAAACATGTCGATTAAAGTTGACATGTTTTTGTTCAAAATTAATGAAAAGTAATACTAATTATATATTGCCAGTTTCTCTAATATCGAATGTATTATAGTTGAAAGTGATACTGGGTTCAATTTTTCCTTCTTCTGTAGAAGCTAGATTGATTCCTTCAGAATTGACAGGAAATACTTCGTATAATGTATAATAGTAAGGTAATTTGTATTTTAAGGTTGAATCATATAAGTAGATATATATCGTTGCAGTATATGAATTCAAATAATTATCTAATGACCCACCTGCGATTTGTGTAGAATCAGCGTTAGTTGCATTAGGAACACCGTGGGAATATATTAAATTTTGCCAATCATAAAAAGCTTTACCCAACAACATATCCTGAAATTCATCAAACTTAATAGTAACATCACCATCAACTTCAGTTTTACCAGGATAATTCTTCTTAGAACCCATGTAATGTGTTGTTAATTTGTTAGTTTTTTTAGAAGGCGTAGTTA